GTATGGTGTACTATCAAGGAAAGTTGAAATATAAAACACCTCTGCGTTTCAATCCTGATGATTGTCGAATGGAGATCTTGAAGGATTTAGAAGCCTATTTGGAAAACTTTGGTGCAGTCTATTGACAAATGAGAAATTAGTGGTAGTATTGAATGATGATTAATTATTGAGGAGAGAATATAATGCAAATTACTATTGGAGATATGTTAAACTTTTTAGAAAGTAAAGATCCTGATGAAATTTTAATTCACGGATTTAAAAACCCACACAGTTATCGTGGAATGTATGATTGTGCTTCAGTTGAGGTTGCTGATCATGAGGTAAAAGTTAGTTCTATGATTGAAACATGTAGAGAACTTCTCAGTGAAACCTTCTTTGGTTGGAAAGGTGGTGAATATGAGTATAATGAAGATACGTCACTGTTCTTCGCTGAGCGAGGTAGAACGGAATCATTTGTAGGTTATCACGAGTATAGCTTAGAATATGGTTCACCTACAGATATTCGCATTTACTTTTATCAACTCATCCATGATGTTGAAATTAAACTGGTTTATTGAGGAGAATTTACAATGACAAAAAACAATTATGAATTGTTAGCGGATACATCGCTAGACATCTTACTGCCTAAAATGGTACAGCAGATTATGGGTGAAGGTATCTCTGAAGAGATGGCTACTGAGTTCATGCAATGGTCTATTGCTACTTGCGGTATTCGAGATGCTTATGTTGCATGGTTTACTAAAGAGTTCAACGAAGATGAAATTCAAGAAATTGTAAACTATCAGCAGAAGTACTTACAACGTATCCTGTCATTAGATGGTGTCTTGACAGAGAACTTACTGTCACAAATTGATCCTAAGCAACTGGAAGCCAAATTAACAGAACTATGGGAGAAATATAATGCAGCTTAAATTCAGCGTAGATACTGTAATCACAGCTATGGAACGTTATCTCGATGATAACCAAGTGAAGCCTAGCGTATTTGATTTTGAACGTGAGGAAATTTTCCGCAAGTTTGAAACGTTAGTGCGATTAGCTAATAAACCAGAAGCTGTTATTCTGGATGATTATGAAGTTGACATATTGTATAAATATTTGTGAGGCAGTATGTCAGAATTAGAGCTTTGTTGTGAAAAGGAATATGATGACATACTTCGCATAAGTTCGGAAGGTAGTGATGAAGTATGTTTTCATATTGATTCCATTTACGCAAACTGTGACTGTGTATTTCTCAGTAAAGAGAAATTAATGTTGTTACATAAATGGATTAACGAATATTTAGGAGAAAATCATGTGGCTTAATCATCTACGTTTTACTGTTGGTGTGTTTGTTTTAGTGTGCTTATTGACACCTACTGTTGCTATATTTAAGGTCATACTTCCGAATAGAGAGCCGGAGAGTCTTTGGGATGCGCTTGTTGGTAGTGTGAAAGATTTGCGAGATGAAATTTATTTCAAATAATTAATAAGGAGTATTGGATGACTTTAGAGCATGGTGGTGGTCGTAAAGTGCGTGAACGTAAAGTTACACGAGCTAAGAAAGTGGCTGAAGGTGGTCAACGAGCTATTGACCCAAAACACTTAGAAGAACGCAAAGAGAAGTTTCAATCTGTTAAACCTATGAATGACTTGCAAGCAGAATATATCAGATTCTGCTGGGAGTCTCCTGTTGTGATAGCTACTGGCTTCGCGGGATCATCGAAAAGTTACATCCCAACTTGTGTAGCCGCAGAGAAGTGGTATTTAGGTGAAATTGACAAGATTTATTTGATTCGACCTGCGACATCAAGTTCAAAATCTCTTGGGTATTTCAGTGGTTCTTTGGTAGAGAAAGCAAAGCACTGGCTTGCGCCTATTCTTGATACTTTGTATGAGAAGCTTGGTCGTAATGTAACAGAGTTGGCTATTGAATCAGGAGCTATCGAGTTTATTCCGTTAGAGGTTGTGAAAGGGCGTAGCTTAAAGAACTGCTACATCATTTGCGACGAAGCGGAAGACCTTACAGTGAAGGAATTTGTCAAAGTAGTAACCCGTTTAGGCGAAAACGCAACAATGGTATTTGCTGGTGATATTCTTCAGACAGATTTGAAGGAAGAAAACGGATTGTCTTTAGCCTTGAAGATGAAGGAAGAAGATGTGAACTTACCTTGGTCATTTGTGGACTTCAATAGACCAAGTGATATTGTTCGGTCTAAAGCAACGCGAGAAGCTATCCTTGCTTTCCGGCGTAGAGGGTTAATGTAATATGGCGAAACAACTTATTTATGGGGTAGGTGTAGACGACACCTCTTATGCGAAGCAAAAGAGAACATATTCTTATGTAAATGGGAAAAAGGTAAGCCATCTTGTTTGGGCATGTCCACATCATACGGTATGGACAGGGATGCTAAAGAGATGCTACAGCTCAAAATATAAAGCAAATAACCCAACTTACTCAGACTGCACTGTTATTGATGAATGGTTAAATTTCTCTAACTTTAAAGCTTGGATGGAAACTCAAGACTGGGAAGGAAAACAGTTGGACAAAGATGTGCTCGTATTTGGAAATAAAATATACAACAAAGATACTTGTGTATTTTTGGATAAGAAAACTAATTGCTTTATGGTTTCTGGTAAAAATAAACGAGGTGAATACCCAATCGGTGTGTATTTTTACAAAAGAGTTGGTATGTACTTGTCGAGATGCAGTAACCCGTTTACAAATAAAATGGATTGCTTAGGGTATTTCACAGACCCATTATCTGCACATAAAGCTTGGCAACGCAGAAAACACGCTTTAGCGCTTGAGCTTGCTGATTTACAAACTAACCATCGCGTAGCAGACGCTTTGCGTCTGCTACGCTCCAGATAAAGATTGGACTAAAGCATAAGGAGAGAATTATGAGTGAGAAAAAAGATTATGTTTACGTCACCCCTGTCGCGACAGAGTATCGTTATTACTTAGACGAAAGTGTTAGCGATCCTCAAGACTATCACCAACTATTCGAATTATTGGCTAGTGTTGGAGAGAACGATTGTGTTCGTATCATCATCAGTAATTTTGGCGGCAGTCTTGTTACTTGTTTGGCTATCATCAATGCTGTTCGACAATGTAAAGGTCTGACTGTAGGTGTACTAGCCTCCGTGGCTTATTCTGCTGGTGGTGCCATTTGGCTATCCTGCGAAGCTCAGGAAGTGCAGCAGCATGTTGGATTTATGGCTCACGACGCACAAGGCGGTAGTTTCGGCTCCTTGTATCAGCAGAAGCAAAGTATTGAACACGAAATGACCCAGTTGCGTTCATTATATGAGGATGTGTACGAAGGTTTCTTGACTCAAGACGAAATCGAAGTTCTATTAAAGAATGGAGATTTGTGGTTAAACGAAAAAGAGATTATTGGGCGGTTGGAAGCCAGAGATAAAGCAGTCCAAGCTAAACAACAAGAAATGATGAAGCAGGTAGAACAAGACTTCTTAGCCTCAATGGAAGCTGATGAACTACCAGAAGCAATCTTGAAGAAGCTCACTAAATCACAACTTATAGATTATATCCAAGGCAATATCATTGTTGATGTAGCAGAGAATGGCGAAACATTTGAGATTATTGAAATCGAGGATGAAGAACCTCCGAAATTACATTGACAATAAACAATTAGTTTGATAATATAACCACCCGCTAACACGGAGTGGCTTTTATTTTATGTGGAGGAAAGTGCATGAAGAATATTGCTGTAATTGTAAACAATAAAAGAGAGTGGGAATTTTTCGTTGAAGCATTACAGTTTGCTTTATCGAAAGAGGATACACCATACAAAGCCACACCTAACGAGGTTGTAGACAAACAGAAAGATGTGCGATACTTTCTAGTGCCTAATCATTTCAGCGGCATTGAACGTATGCGAGGTGTTATTGTGAATGATTACATGACTATGGCTAATTTTGTGGATGACGATATTCACGAGTATTTGATGAACTACATGAGAGGAGAAAAAGAATGATTCATTTACATGAAAAATTATGGGTTGTAATAAATAAGAATCGAAAATGCGATGACTCTGAATATTGCTTAGCTTACATGACCCACGCTGAATATAACAAAGATGGTACAGAAAAAGATAATTTTATAAAACGGAAAAATACTGGAACCGGTTGGGCTACTATACGCGATAGCTCCAGTGAAGATTTTTACTTCGATAATTCCCCTGTCAAAGGTTTTACTGTTGCTGGGAGCGTTTCTCGCTGGTCAACAGACAATAAGGTAGTTCGTATTGAAGATCCACGAAAGTTTGTTGTAGAAATTCCAGTAAGTGCCTTGACTACGTTGTTGAAATATACTACACTAGTAAATGGTATTGTACAAGAAGAATGTTTGTGGGGTAAGGAAGGAAATAATCACATTCTTATCCCAGTGAATAGTGAAGTGTATCAGAAAGCAAAAGCACAAACTGAGCAAAACAGTAGTAAAGTTAAAATTAACACTTTGAAAGAAGGTGATGTTGTAAAATTCTCTGTAGATGGGGAAACATATTGCTATGTTGGTAAATATAGGATTATGTGGGAAGTAAGCACTAAGTTGGCTCAGAAAACAAGCTCTTGGAGTGGTGTACCTGTTTCTGCTTCAACTGACCCAACAGTACGCACCCAAATTATTAATGAAGATGGTTATAGTTACCTGTTTAAGTATTTGGGTGAGAATTCTTGGAAGCGAGGGGAGTCTAAGAAATCAGGCAGTTGTATTGTTGTTGGAAATATGGAAGTACCAGAGGTGAAAATGGAAGATTATTCTATTTATAGAACAAATGGTATTTTCCCAGAAACAAAACTGAATTACAAAGAATACTACACTTCACAAGTAAAAGAAATTATCAAGAAATAGGAGAAAACAAATGGCTAAAATTATTGTAATGAATGCTCCAGCGCAATCCGGCAAGGATTGTGCAGCAGATTACGTTACTGAGAAATACCAAGCACAACACTTACGATTCAAAGATGGTTTGTATAAAGTAGCCGCTATGGTGGCAGGGATTACCGAGTTTCAAATGAAGCAGTTAGCTACATTCCGACCAACCAAGGAAACACCATCTCGCTATTTCTCAGTAGGTGGCGAACAAGTTAGCCCTCGTCAATGGCTGATACATTGCTCTGAGAATGTTGTAAAACCATTATTAGGTAAAGACTTCTTCGGTAAGCAATTAGCTCAGTCAATCACATCTGACTTAGTGGTGATCTCCGACAGTGGTTTTGAATCAGAGATTGTTCCACTACTGGAAGCTGGACATGATGTGTATGTATTCCGCATTGAACGTGAAGGTTATACATTTGCGGGTGACAGTCGTTCCTATCTGCCCACATCACCACTGTATAAAACATTCTTGTTAGAGAATAACGGAACACTGGATCAGTTCTTGAATAAGGTTGGAAGTATTGTGGATGATGTGGTGGGAATTAGTGGAACAAGTGGGGTAGCGAAATGATGTTCTCATTAATTGCTACAACAGCGGCATTTGCTGTATCAACCGGATTGAAAACCATGCAGTCCAGAACAATAGCTTTACGTAATTACAAAGCTATTCCATTTATTAGCTATCTGATTGCTGTGCTGGAGCTGACAGTTTATTCTACAGCAATTGGAACAGCTATAGCTACATCTTCCACATGGCCTGTGTTTGTATTAGCAATTGGTGCCGCTATAGGCGCATTGGGTGGGGTGTATGTCGCAGACTTAATTAGTGAAAGGAATAAATAATGAGCTACCACTATTCAGACATAGATGACTTACCACCCATGCGAGTTCCTGACGTTACATCAGAACGTAATGCACTCTATGTCATCCTCTGCGACTTCATCTCTCCTGATGAAATACAGAAGCGTATAAAAGATGTTTATGCTGGAAAATATAATCAGCGTAATACAAACGAAAAAGCCCGCATTTAGCGGGCTTTGTTTTATGTGTAATTTAACTGTATACATATCCATTGAATGTGTATATACTGAGCTGAGCACTTGGTGCTGTCTGTACACCATATGTTTGTAATGCAACACTAGGTGTAGATGGAACTAAGTCTCCAAAATCACTTCCTGTAGAACTACGGGCAAACATAGAACGTAATTTTATACCAGTCGGTAAAGTGAGGGATGAGAAGTCGAAGAATACATCTTGTTGATTAGCGTTTTCTAAGCGAATATCAATAGAATTACCTAAAATACTCCACGTAGAACCACCATTCACGCTAGTTTCTACCCAGAAGAATAGACTAGATGTACCTGAAGCACCAGAACGAGCTGCACGTAAGCGACTCTTTAGAAGTAATGGACCACCTTTCAATACGGTAAGTGTACCAGTAGCGTCAATAGATAGTATCCCGTTAGGGGATGTCTTCGCTGGGCCATACTTTACTTGCTTTGGTGTGTCTGCCGTTGAACCTGATTGGGTTGTTGTGTCAATAAAGTTTTCATACAAGGAAGCACCACCTAAAGCATTTAGTGCTTCAGCAATTTCCTTCATTTTTAAGTTTTGGTATAAATCTGTATGTATATCGGCTACTATGATCATATTGAACCTTTGTGTTATTTAAATCACACCTATCCTACTATAAGGATAACACGAAAACAAAGTAAATCAAGTGTTAAATTGAGCTATTAGATAAATAAATTAATCATACCCTGTTGACACCACATAGAATCACCTGTACACTTGTTTCATCTTATCAGGAAGGAGTAATGAATGACTAAGCAAAAGAAAGAGAAAGTGATTGAGACTGTTGTTGTGACGTTGCAAGATTTCCATTCACCAGAATTTGAGTTCCCTTCCCGTTATTGTATCAGGAACGCTATGGGTGAATACGTTTTCTTCAAAACGAGTAAGCGAGATTTAGCTCAACAGCAAGCAGATAAAGATTATGGTACTGGTCGGTATAAAATTCGGGAGGTGTGATGTGAACGTTGTAATAAAGAAATCTAAGTGGACAGAAAGAGATTTACGTTGCTTATTCGGTGATGAAGATGTTATTTTTAGTGAAGCCAATAACATCACAGATTTAGTAGTCGAATTGAAGCTGTTTAAATCCAAGTCTCAAGCGAGAGCAGCAGGTAGAGTTGGTGATATTCCATCAGGTTGGACTGAATTTAAAGGAAATAAAACTAATACCTTGTGGATCTGGAACCCAGATGAATAATACGGAGGTGTGACATGTTCGAACAACACAAACTAAATGGTAAAGAATACAGAGTGTATGGTCCACATGTTTATGTGTATGACCCAAGTGATAAAAGCAAACATAGTATTAATGGTTACTCGCCTATCGATATTCCGCTGAATAGATTTATGTTTAAGCTTGCTGATAAAGAATATTGGGTTAATTATAGGAGATAATAAGATGAGTGCAACAATGATGATTTTCTGTGGACCAGCCGTATACGAGTATAAAGGAATACTCTTTGAGTTTCATAGCTGGAGTGGCCCTTGGCCTTTAAAGAAAGATGGAGATCTAAAGAAATATGCTGGAAAGAAATTTTGGGATATGTGGGATGAGTTTTCAAAGCTACCAAAAGAAGAACAATTAACATATAACATTCACCGAGGAGGGTGTCAAAGAATATGAATAGAGAAACAGAATCTAAATGTTATAGTGATTGGCGCAGGTCAGAAGCATACCAAGTACCTATGACAGAAGAAGGTATGCGAAAAGCTGATGAACGTTTTAATGAATTCAAGAAAGGTTGGCAATATGGTGCTAAATATGTGTTGTTCTTGATTGAACAAGCACATAAAGAAAACAAACAAGACCATAATTTCTATTTAAAATTAGTAGAACAGATACGAGGAGAATTTAAATAATGGCAACAAATTTAGATATTATAACACTACTTCAACGTGGTTTAGAGCCAGAGCTTCGTAAGGCTGTCCATGAAAAGATTATGAATTCTCTGCTTGAAGAATTTAGAACCAAAGTAGAGCCTATGGTGGCGGAGTATACTGGTAAGATAGTGGTTACTGGTATAGAAAGAATTCGTGATATTACGTCTATTCGGGATGAATTAAATATCTACATCAATGGTGTGGATATGGAAAGACTTAATAAATGAACCTAGACAATCAAGCACGTAAAGCTTATAAAGAATCTGCTTCCAGTGTGATATATTTCATTGTGTTGGCGAGTTATCTCTATTACATTCGAGATGAATCTGTTCTATCTGATGAAGTGTTTGATAAGCTGTGCAAATTAGTTATTGACAAGAACATCAAGCATAAGCTATTATCGCATTTAATAACGGACGATAGGATGCGAGCTGGGTCACTGTTTGATGTGAAAGTAACTCAGTATCCAGATTTTATTGTGAAGGATGCTGAAACGTTAATTAGAAATGGTATTTGGTATGGAGATAAATTATGATGCAAGAAACATTTGAGACTATTTATTACTTCTGGCAAGCAGAGGTTAGAAGCAAAACAAATCCTGCGGATAATTGGTCTGGTCATTGGGGTGTGCAGGAAGCAAAACGAAGTTTTGATGGAACTTTATTGATACAAGATGTGCTAGATTCCATAGAAAAAGAATCACGGGCAGGGTCTGATTATCCAGATGGCGACTATATACTTAAAGCATTCAATAGGATTTAATATATGAAAAACAGTGTTTACAATGTGTGTTGTTCTGTGGTATGCTTAGGACTTACATGGTTTTGCTTTGAGCATAACTCGGGGTGGGCAGCCCTTGGGGCTGCATTAGCTTTATTAAGTTTAGAGAAGGATAAATAGATGGGTTATTATGATATTGCAGGGTACGACAATTGGTTAACAACAGATGTAGTTGGTGATTTAGCATGGAAAGAGCTGTATGAGTTCGAGTGGATCGAATCTCTAATCCGAACTGAACATCCACATTTAGACGATGAAGATGTTGCTATCTTAGCTGAAGAACGTCAACGTAACGGGTATTATTCGCAATATGATTTCTAATATTACAATCATCATATTTTATTTCAGTTGCGCTATATTTGTCAGCGTACTGGACTTCGAATGGAGTGAGGATGCTGACAACCCAAAAGCATATTGGAAGTATTTGTTAGTTAATATAGTGACATGGTGGATTACTATCTTGATATTGACAGGAAGATTTGCAAGATTTATTAAACGACAACACAGGAGAAAGAAATGAACGTAACAATTGAGTTAGACCACGACCAAGTGGAATCAATTGTCCGTAATGATTTGATTGAGATGTACAAACTGACTGACGACCTTGAAGTGAAGCAAGCTTTATACAAAGTGATTGATTACTACAGTACTCGTGATCAATGGGACGAATTTAACGCTTGACATACATAGCCACGTTGAATATAATGTTCTTCGTGGCTTAATTATTTAGGAGAAACTAATGTTATTATTTTTGAAAACTTATTGGAAGGCTATCGCTATTGTGCTATTACTCGTTCTAACGAACGTAGCTACATATCAGCGCACATCCTCGCATGTGAATACAGCTTGGGAATTGAAGTGGTCTGAGGCGAATGTAGAAGCTTTAAAATCGACAATTGAAGAACAGAACAGAGAGATTGAGAAACAACAACAACTGATTAAGGAGAAAACAAAGAATGAACAATATCACAAACAAGAGCAAGCTAAGCTTGACGTTGCTTTTACTGAGCTGTCTACTGAACATGAGTTGCTCCTCAAAACCCTTGATTCAATGTCCGAAGGTGGAGAAGATGGTAGTGCCGGAGTTAACCGTGAACGGGCATCCGAAGCTACCACATCCATTGTGCGAGCCGAGTTGCTCCGATGGAGTGTCCAAGCAAATGAAATTCTATCGAAAGAAGCTGACTCACTCAGATTGAGCAATACAACTTGTATTAATGAGTATAATTCAGTAAAACGTGTAATTAATGGAGAGAAATAATGACATTTAAAATTGAAAACTTAAAAGACTTTGAAGCTGTGCAGGCTGGCGATACGCTAATCATTCAAGTACCTCATCGTTGGGGCGGTTACATGGTGGGTAATCGTCAATTGAATGGTACACAAATCACAATCAATAAAGATGAAACCTTGTACACATACACAGCACCACAGCGCACATGGATTAAAACAATCCTGAAAGATGGTACAGAGCTTTCTGCACAAGAAGTGAATAAGATCCACAATCAGTATTATGATGACGATGAAGAAAAGATTGTTTATCCTTCTTTGAAGGAAGAATTTGCACATCGGGAACGTCTATTAGAGCTTGGTGAAGGTGAGAAAGTGTATCTGGAAGAAGAAGCTATCCTTACTCCAGTGCAATATACAATTGTCGGTGAGCTGAAAGACACAGGTAATCCATTTGTAGAAACTGCTGTATCATATGGTAAAGGTCGTTTCTCTACAAGTGACAACAGCTTCTTTAAGCTGAATGTATCGGAAGTGATTGGTGATACATTGAAGAAGTTCGCGGCTGAAGCTGAATTACCATTTGTCAATGGTACACACAGTGGTTATAAATACGCTAAGATTAAAGGTGACTACGTAATCACAAGCGGTAAATGGGAACATATGGCAGATAAGTGTTTCAAGTATTTTCCATCATTACAAGCTGCACAAGACTACGAAAGGGTGGTTCGTAGTGAGCTACATGATTACCTTGCTGCTAAGTTTAATATGACAGTGATTGGTAAGTTTGTTGCTGCTGAAATCTTTGCTGATTTACAAGCTATCCTGAAGAAAGTGGAAGGGTTGGCTGTAATGCAGAAAGCTCAAGATAATAAGCGTTATACAACTAATGCTATTAATACTTTAATGAAGAAATTAGGGGAGGTGAAATGAAACCTAAATTCAAAGTAGGTGATAGAGTGAAATGGAAAGATAAAGATTTCCTATCTAATGGTTATGTTCTAAAGGTAATGAAATCAGGTCTCGGTGGTTTGTTGTACATCATCAAAACAGATGAGAAAGCACCAAATGAATACGCTTACAACACAGACGAGCTTATTGCTTGGCCTAACGATATTGAATTGGAGTAAACATGTGGTATGTAAAACACGAGGTTAAAACAGATACATATTTTGACATATTCTATGACGAAGATGATAGAGACTGGGTGTGTTATGCTACAGATAAGTATTATGCACCTTACTACGAAACGCAAGAAGCTGCACAGAAAGACATTGACAGATTAGGTGAATGTGGTGTATTCTTAGTGCCGGTGTTTGAACAAGAGGAGAATTGATTATGGAATTATTTATTTTATTTGGGTATGTTATCCCCGCTTTAATTGTAGTAATCATCGGTGTTCAAGAAGCTAGACGTGTTGGTCAGTTAACTATTACCGATCTTCTGTGCACTGTTTTAGCGGTAGTTATACCTATATTTAATATTTTAACTATCGTGGTGTTTGCTAGTACAAAAGGTTGGGGTGATAAAGTACTATGGATTAAGAAGCGGTAACAATCTACCGAATTATTCAGAAAAACGGTAAGGTGGTTCCGTTTAATGATGATGGTTAAATTTGAGGAGAGAAGATGAGTAATACAAAATTTATTGATGGTCCATATGCTGCTGCAAAATATTCTAAGAAACGTATTGGGATTGGTAAAGGTGGTGAAGGGGCTTTCTGTTTTGTTACACCACGACAAGGTGATGATTTTGATGATGACATTTTATACTCTGTACAGTTGATGAAGTGTTCTCCAGAGCTATACCAACAACTAGAAGAAAGTAATGACTGTATGGCGGCTTTAATTGACACATTAGCTAAATATGGTCATAATACACATGACTTATTGGAGCAAGTGAAGTGGAATGAATTTGTGTTGGCTAAAGCGAGAGGTGAATGATGTTCATTAAAATTCAAGTAGCTCAACGTGAAGGTACTATTGAAATCAACACTGCACACATCAGCTCTATGACTTTTAGCGCATACTCCGCTGCAACTAATGAACGTAGTATGGGTTATGAGTTTAGAATGAGTAATGGTGATGTTTATCATACAGACCTTAACAATTACTCCAGAGTTAAAGAAATCATAAGTGCAGAGGAAAGATATGTTCAAATGGCTCTTAAACAAGCTGCTTCCTGAGTTATCCAGAGAAGAAAAAGAATGGATTGACAAAATGGCAGAACTACGTAATCGTGGTGTTCGTTTTGAAAGCTATGGTGGAGGCTGGAGAGTTGAGTTTGACTCTCCTGAAGCAGCACATTGGTATTACAGTAGGTTCTTAGGTAAATGGAAAGGTAAGATAGCGGGAGTGAATAAATGAGTTTTAAATCAGAATATGACGACCTACAATTTGATTGGTCACTGAACAGATTAACTCCGCAAGAATATCAAAGACGTTATGATGAATTATGGGAAAGATACCCTGATGGTGGTGCTTCTGAAAGAGGAGATGAAGAAGAATGAACAGAGTAGAATTTCAGAACTGGCTGAACGCTTTTCCAGAAGACACAGAGATTCATGTGGGAATTCAACAATCAGCTCCAGATTATTGTCCTTATGGTGAAGTAGTATATCAGAAGTTCAAAGGAGAAGAATATGAAGACTACGATTACACAGATTTTAATGGAAATAAATTTGCAACTGAACAAGATTGGTATTACAATAAACGTATCTTAGAGCTTGGAGGGAGAGATTAAGTGGCTAACAACAAACACCAAGAATCTCACTGGTATAAGGATTATCAAATATGTTTCTATCCAAGAGAACAGACGTTACGTTGTGAGAACACATACAGTCAATGGGTGATGGTGTGGGCACCAGACAGAGAGATTGTGTATGAACGTTATTTCAATACAGATGAAATCTTCTGGAGTGGTGTGGAGACACAAGAGAAGATGTTGGATTATATTAAGAGGATTATTGACAATGAAATACAGAGCGTATAAACTAACATTTGATATATCATTGAAACCATCAGAACATTATATCATTCCAGTAGGGACTATGATTCATGATGGTCACACTTGCACTGGGATGAGAGTTCATGTTGTGAAAGAAGACATGGACGCCCCTGTGATATGGAATAACGCTTTCATTATTAGTGAGAGTATGTTAGCTTAATTTATTTGTGAGGAGAAAGAATGAAACCAACACAAGAACAAACAGGCACATTTGATGCAGCTATGAAAAAGCCCCGTTAAGGGGCTTTGTTGTAATCACGTAAGGTCTTTACACGCTTGTAAGAAATCTTCCACAGTAAAATCTTTATTAAACCACTCTAGCTTATGTTTACTGTCTTTGAATTTTTCATGTAGAAGCTTTTCTAAATCTAAGTATCTACCATCTGTACATTCGAAAGTAGCTAACAATTCTACCTCAAAAGGATTACTGGTTCTTATGCTGGATAATCTGCTTTGCATGTTCTTAGAGTAACCTATCTTATAATAATCTCCGCAACCCAATAAATACACAACTCCGTTTCCTTTCCCAGAATATTTATCGTTAAAGAAATCAGACCCTCTTTGATTAGGTTTTCTAGTTTTTCTAAAAGCCCCAATGAAAGTAAACCAGACAAACGGCCATTTCAGTTCATATGAACAAGATTGTTCTTTCACATAAGAAACGTCATCACACAGTTTAGAGACTAACTTTCTGTCTTTATTGTTCCACGAATCCTTCGGTATTTCGAGAATTTCTTTTAATTTGTCAATATGAATTGCTTTAGTACGTTCTCTACCCCAACCAACACGGTACTTTTCTGGGATTTCTCTCAACTCACTTAGGAACCACTGTATTGTTTCATCATCAAAATTCACTTAAACCTCCAACCACTTAATTAATAAATTTCTCATTCGCTCAGACAGAATCAACACCTTCATAGGCTTCCCTTGTCTGATACAGGCCAGTTCTTCAATTTAAAATGATAGATACTCCCTTCAGCCCAAATGTCGAACACAGCTTTTAGCACATGATAATACTTCCCAGAATCATCAGCTAAGTGAGACATCATACCAGCAGGGGTGTCCACTGAACACCATCTCTGACCTCTTGTAATTGTCGTATACCCTTGACTAGACATCATACGACAAATATCTCTTGCTATCGTTATCCAATGGTCTCTGCGATTCCAGTATCGTTTACTACTCTTACAGAACTCTTTAATCTCTTTAGTGACAAAATTATACATCTCCGACCGAAATGCTGCGTTACAGTCACTCTTATTCCATACAGGTTTCAACCGCTCTATTTCTTCCTTCTCCAGAGAAACAGCTTCAGCTTTAGATAACCCTTCATGGAGAATATTGACCTTAACTTTCTTATTACTGAAGTGCCAGCGATTGGCTTCATACACATGACTGATCCCAGAAGTGATATGTTTATACCTATCCGGTTTTCCTTCCCCAACATACAAACAGTTTCCATCAACGTCAAAAGCCGCATACACAATATGATTATTTTCCATTCAATGTCTCCTTTAATGTTTCATCATCAGTTTCTAACCAAAGTTTATATAGATCCCTCATTCGCTTACATGGCACAATGAGGTGCATTTTTTCTTTCTTCCTGACACTACCCCTAAACACCCACTGTAAGAATGAAGCAAGAGCGTACAAATCCCTACTGACATGGACACCTTTACTTGTGCAGAAATTATATATAAACGTGTTGGGGTTCTTACCAAGCAAATACACAAGACAAGTCTTGTCTGCATAGTCATTGGTAGCTTTAGCATCAGAATATAGCCATGTAGCTTTACTGAATCCTTGCCCTTTAACAAGAGGTCTACGTTTAACTTCTCTAGTATCATCCTCTTTCCTAGGAGGGTGTTCCCAGTTAGGTTTAGGGCAAGCAACAAGAATATCATTAGCCTTAGCTTTCGCTGATTTGATACACGACTCCAAACATTTCCTAATCTTATCTACCACTTCCTCAACAGCATCATCTTGCCACCAAGACTGAGAGTAGGAATAATTCTCTATTTTAAACATAGAACGTGTCTCAACAACATCAATACATTCCTTGATATATTGCTTGACTTCTGAAGTAGAACGGTTTAGAATTGGTTTCTGCTTGACAACCTCTACACCATTTATTTCACACCAAGCAGACATAAAACTTCCTTCAAACAAATAAGTAAGTACCCACACTTCATCAAAAGCAGAGAGGACTTCATATGGAAACTCCCATATGACAGCATCACCGTTCACATAGAAAACACAACCAGTATCACAAAGCTCCGCAAGAGTAAGGAATTCCCACTTGGTAGGGAGTGGGTGCTCATTGTGGTTATACACCATCTTGTTTGTAGCTGGATCAACAAGGAATGTTCTATCATTAATGAAAGAATGTAAAGACTTCTTAGTGATACCATCAAAAACACGATAAGCATCTAAGCACTCATCAATAACCAATACATTACGATACAAACCGAGGGTATCTTTTATTGTCTTATCTAAACCAAGAAAAAGGTTATGTGTAGCACTAATATTCTTTCCTTGGTGTAACAAACTTTTTATATGAGTAGCTTTACTCCCTCTTAGCGGTATGGGGTAACTAAAACACATATCAGGTAAAGCAATTTGTATTCTACCAGCAGCATACTTGCCTTCTACCACCTCACCACCAACCTCAGACAGCAAAGGAGATAGATACACAAACTGCTCAAACTTATCTTCTTCTTTCCAAGCTTTCATCTGAGACATCATCCAGTGGGATTTACCACTACTCATGATCTCATCAACAACATTTACTTTCAACACAAACTCCTCTCTTGGTTACACAAACAAAATCAAAACAAATCGCACCTCACAGGCTGCAATCCTCGACAGAGGGTTGTGAGCATGGAGGTTTCTCTGGGTTATTATTAGACTAAAAATCAGAACAAAATAGAGGGTTTCTAAGGGAACTTAAATCTACTTAGAAAATGGACGATTTTTTGCTTGTAAGTGTATGATTTGTCTAACTAAAAAAATTAAGGTCTTTAGTAAGAGTCTCTATACTTAGAAAATCAATATACGAACATCTCCTACCCTTATAGTGTACCATACTTTAAGTATATTGCAAGTTTTATTTGCAATGAAATATCATCTATTTAACCTAGTACCAAATCAAATATCATAACCAAAATATCCACTCTTAGTGTAACATCTTCCTGTATCCTTCCTGTTTCCACTCTATACATGAAACATCTGTGTAAAAATACTATAAATACTTCATTTAATTACACTTTATTTGTAAAAATCTTAGTGCAAATATCAGTGTCCCTTCCTGTTAATTTTAACAACAAAAATATCATACCTAAAATATACACCCTATAAGGTATTTTAGAATTGATAAAATCGTGTAGAGCTGTTTAACACCCCAACCAACCCCTCAAACCAATCTTCCGGAAGATATCAAATATCATTGATAATCATTATCATTTGTATTTCTATTATCAATTGCATTGTAGGAAAATTTCAGAATGAATAGGAATAGTTATTATTTAGATTATTGATTACACTTGTAATCTACTAATTAATTAGTAGGAGAGTAATGATAATAGTTATCATTTATGTTTATATTGACAGGTATAATTGCAGTGGTGAGATAGACTAATAGTTAGTGTATTTGACTAAGTATGGTAAGGCATACCACTAATTGATTTTATTGATTAGAAACAAGCTATGCTTCGTGTTAGACAATCTTTCGATTGCTCACCCTTCGCCTGAGGATAACTTAAGGGATATTATTGGAGTGTAATTAGTAGTAAATAACGCTCACAAGTATAGCTTATTCGCTTTTAGTGTGCATACTGTAGAATAGCCCTACACAAATAACAAAGCCCCTATGAGGGGCTTCTGAGTGTGTTATATTGGATCTAGTATACTTGTTTAATACCTAATTGTATCAGGTCTTTCACAGTCTCAGGATTGTAGAAAAATAAGTGTATTGTGCCTTTGTGATTCTACGCATAATTTAAATTTCCTTGTGTTGTTGGCTTGCTACATTGCGCCAAAATTGTTTTACTGCTTTGCCTTGCTGTTTTGCTTTGAGCTTGGTTTGCTTGTTATCTTGTTTTGTGTTGTCTGGGTTAAATTTAAAGCTTTTTGACATCTTGTTTTATTCCTCGCCATCTGTAGCAATACCGTTCGAATACAAGTACCCGTCACAGATATTATCTGAAATAACATACAGGTATTCATCTAAACTTTCAACATTATTTACCAGATATTCCGCATTGTCAAACGGAATAAGAAAATAATTTTCCGATAATTGTTCGATGTTGCCATCAAAAGAAACAGCAAGGTTTGCTTGGTCGAAGCTGAACACAACGCCCCGATCTGTTACTTCAAAGTCAACAATAAACCATTCTTTTTCGTTGTCGATCATGCGTTCAAATTCAAAACAAGGAATTCTGCCAGAATTGATCAGGCTGTCCACTTGTTCTTGTAATGCTGTTTTGATTGCTTGCTTGTTCATATTTCACCTATTTATTAGAATTTATACTGAAAACGTTCTACCCGTAAAGAGTAACAACTTTTTAATTTACCTGTCAAAAACTCAGACAAGATATTTATAAAGCTTTTCCGTGTTGCTTTCACCACAAATTGATTGCCTGTCTTATGACAGATGATCAAGTGATCTTTTATCTGGTCAATTTCTTCAAAGCTTAGTGCCTTGATAGCCAGAATTAAGTCTAAATCCGATTGTGCCGTTGCTTCAATTGATTGGATTACTGGGATCATTCCTGACCCCCTTCTTCTGATTCTAAATTACTTTCGTATTCATCTAAAGCAGAATCAATATGATCCTGAACGTCAGCATACAAAGCCCAAAAAGCTAAGGCAGAATGCAAACCAGATAAGCCTGAATCTTTCAGCACTTCACCAGCACTTTCAGCGCCTAAGTTATCGACCATGTAATCTGAGTTATCGGAATGTTCCAACACTGAAAGATTATAGGCGTAATAAATAATCCATTGGTGACCATCAATTGTTTCATGCAATAAAACATCTCGTATTTTTTCTAAAACAGTATCCCGATCAAAAGTGTCTGCGGCTTCGCTGACAATCATTTCTGCCAGTGCTGAAACTTCTTTCCAATATTCTACGCCTGATAATTGCATAATCACATTCTCTTTTGTTGTTGGCAAAATTGCCGTTGTTTGCTTATTGCTACTGACTCAAATTATAAGCCAGTAGTATATAAAGAAACAAGCTTTATTTTATAATTCAATCGCTTTTTCGAGCCAATCTGTATTTTCTGTGACGTATTCAGCATGATCATAATCAAGCTCATACGCAGCAATACAAGCACCTTTCGCTTTATAGTGTAAACCAGTGTTGCGAAAATTAAAACCAGTTTCACGGCTCAATTTAATTAACGCGCCTTTCAGATTTTTAGCATTAATTTTAAACCGTTTCAGCCAGCAATAATTCAATTCACCGCCGAAAGTATCTGTCATTTCAAAGTAAAAAGTATTCATATTGCGTCATCCTTTATTGTTTACTATTCAGCTATTAAAATCTAAATCTTGTATTGTGTCAACGTCTTTTTGTTTATTAACGTACTCTTTATCAACGATTGATAGTACTTGCCTTTCAATTCCTTTGAACTTGTTTTTGCTTTCAGATTGCACTACCTTAACAGCTTGTGCGATTAATTGCAAACGATTCATTTTATTTCCTTAATACAAAACAAATTCAGGTTTAAGTTTATCAATACTTCGCCCAATGTCAATAATCTTTTGAGCATCGGCAACACTAATTTGATAATATTCTGCAAAACATTCAACTGTCAGAAAATTATTTACCCAATCAAGATACATTGTGACAAATTTATCTAAGCTCATTTTAATCCCTTGTTTTGACATATCTGTATTTTAAAACAAAATCACCGAATTCACTAGTATATTTTTCCGAATCTTTTCGACCTTTTTCGGACTGGTGAAAAACGGCGTCTGTTATTCTCACAAGTTCGCCACTATTACCAGTTATAACCCAAAATACTGACTGACTATTGATTTTCATTTGAGATAAAGTATTAGCGTAAACCGTACCGGCGCGCAATAATTTACCACTTTTAGAATACAGATCAAAGTAAAAACCGTATAATGTCATTTTATTTCCCTTCTCAGAATCCAGCCAAGGCCATATAGCCACCAATTAAACTACACGTAAAGCTTACAGCAAGGTAAATCAGGTTGTCAATAGCTTGTTTTGATAATTTCATACTTTCAGTACCTTGTCGTTTTGTCCGAAGTAAAACCAGCGATTTGAGTATTCCACCGGTGCAACAATTCTAGCGGTCCGACTACTGATCTTTTTGTAAGTGTTACCGTTTACCATGAATTGATCATCGATAGCCAATTCTGAAAACACTGGGAATAATTGCCGGATCACCGGATGCAGTTGATCGCGTGTTTCTTTTGATGGCTTCATATTAAATTACCTTATTACATTCAATAGCATGTTTCTTACAATGCCGGTATTCTACCTGAGCTAATACTTTACAGTCAAATTGTTTTACTTGCAAACCATAGCAAACCACGTAAACCGGTTTATATAAATAATTATTAGATACATACATTAACAACTGATACTGGTTAACTTCATTTTTAAGTATTTGCATTTTATTTATACCTTGCTTGCCGTCGCTTCGATAGGGATAAATCTATCACAGCCAAAACAGAAAGCAAGCTTTATTTTAAATTATTTTCTAGGCTGTTTTCCCTTATATAGCATTATGCGCGAATAGCACAAGCTGATAAGCTCTGTCAATAGCTTTTCTGTATTTATTTATCGTGTAAATTATTTCGACATCGTGTGTCAGCTTTCGTTACAACGTGTGTAAAATTTATTGACACATTCCTGGGCTATTGAGAATTATTCTCATTTGCGTTTGCTGGTATTTTCTGGTCGTGGTGCTGGCTGAATCAATTGAGTGGGTTAGTGATCGTGTGAGATATTGAATGAGGTTTTGCTCAACTCGTTGATTTTCCAACCATTTTCGTATCGAGTTTGGAATGGAAAAGCTCTCGATGCATATGTTAATGGTCGAGTTTTACACTAAATTCCGTCTCAATTTCTAAATTTTAAGGGTGAAATTACTCACCCCCATCAACAATATTTAACCTCGCAAATTCTCCATGATGTTTCAGTGCTAATTCATTATATGCTAACGCAGCTTCTTTTTCTGTTTCGCATAACTTCACAAATGATCTATTACCTACCCTGATTATAGCTTTCCAAGGTTTCCATGACGCTTTCTTTGGTTTCGGTCTACTCTTATCAAAAATCACTCCTTTGTACTTCGATACTGTACGGGTTTTTGTTTTAGCAGAATTAACACTATTTTCCCAAGTTGTTGCCAGTCTTAGGTTAAATCTTACATTATTCAGTGGGTTTCCGTCTATATGGTCTATAACATAATTTGAAAAATTAGTACAACCAAATACTAGATGATGTAAACGATAACCCCGTCTTTCATTGAGACTCTGGGTAGACCCTTTAATTTTTGCATATACATATTTGTTTGCACATAGAGAAACGTAGTCGTTTTCATCTACAATAAAAGGGTAGTCTATCCAGTATTCATAGAAATCCTTGTCAACTAATGTTTCTCCGCATACTCCAATTATCTCTGTGCTTCCTTTTCTGAATTCCATAACAGGCAGTTTCATCACTTCAGGGTTATCTGTAGAACCATTCCAATTTTGAATAACATCAGTAAATCGTTTCCAGAACTTATTCGATGATTTACTTGATGGTACACATCCACAACTTGTTTTCATCCCAAGAGAAAGTTGAGATCTGTCTGGATTGAATAAATTGCCACAGTCGCACATCATTGTAGGTCTTACTGGATTTTCTAACCCTACAACCACCAGTTTTCCAAACCTATCTCCCATGTTCACAGAAACTTCTTCTGAAGACCTGTACTGTTTCAGTTTAACGTTTCCTTCGATAATTCTGTGTTTTGGAATATCTTCCCTGATTGTTCCGTCTGTAAACTTGACAGTGTAGTTACCTTTACCGGACATTCCAATAACAGAGTATTCAATTCCTTGTTTATTAGTATTCGTAAAACCTATTTCTAATTTCATTAATTTTCCTCAATAGCTAAAGCCCGCTAATGCGGGCTATTTGTTTACAATTTCAAGTTTAACGGCTTTATTAAACGAGACTGTGTGACAATTTTTACCTTTTTCCAATCTACATTGGTTATAGTATAACATTCGTATTTCACGATCTAATACCTTCCTGTATTCCCAGTTAGTTGTTGCTGTGTTTGCAGTGAAACATGATAATGTAGCCACCAGTATTAGAAAACATCTAACCACAATCCCTCTCCTCATTCAAACATCGTGTATAACGCTCTACAATCAATTATAAACCACTTTCTCCTTAATCCTATCCGAATGTATTGGGATAAATTATCGTGGCTTAGAATGATTCCTATTGCGTTTAATCTTCACATGACATCATTGCAACAAAGTCATCTCGATATAATTCTTTAATTTCTTCAGAGAATGTTTCACTTGCAAACTGATGTGTGAATACAGGATAACCTAGTCGTTTCTCAACATCTTTATGGAAATCCGAAAACTTACACATCATCAAGCCTGTGAACCCTGTCAAAATAATGCCTTGCTCTTTAGTTAACTTCATTTTATTCTCCTTTGCTGTACAATTTAACAAAACCTTCTGCGTCACAATCGTTGTGATCATAATACACATCACCAAACTGTGCAAGCTCTTTTGCTAAAGTTTTCATAATTTCATCACTGCTACCCCAACAACCTAAGCTGAGGATCACTTTATCACCTTCGTATGTGTCTGAATAATCGCTGTCACAACCGAAATGAATAGATAATTGACGGGTCTGAAAGCTGGTGTCTAAACCTACGGGACGGTATTTAAAACCAATGTAAAAACTAGCAATACTACCCATAAAATGTGGTTCATATTCATTACTACGACCACCGTAAAATCCTAAAGATTCATTTTTAATGACAGTTAATACATTACTTAACAAATCTAAAGCCACCTCTTTACCAGCACATACAAACAGTTTAGCGTCTACACTCATTTTATTCCTCCTACAACGCTCTCTGAGCGATTATTTATGTTATCCCAAGCCAACGTATAGCTTAGCTGTTAAAACGTCTTAGAATTGATTATAGAGCGTTTAAATACTATTGGCTTTAATCCGCTTCGCTGTACGTTGTAACCCTCTCAACGCTTTAGCTAAATCTAACTCATTCACAGGATTCTCAATCATACTCTTTAAGCTATTAAACGTTGTATGACAAGCTGCAACATTCCCTGCTTCGTAAGGTTTGTTGCTATCAATACGGTCGATTGTAAACGTATCCGCTGTCAATGTCAACCCTGTGAAATAACATTTCTTAGCTCTTAGCATATTCTTGAAGCTAACAAAAGAGATGTTAAACTCAATTCCACGATCTTTACTAGAATTAGCTTTAGATAGATAAGCCTTAGCAATCTTAATGTCATCACCAGAGTGCCGGTTAGTGGTTTTCTTTTTAGCTGTCTTAATCATGTCAAATTTTGGTGGCATGGTGTTTCTCCTTAAATGTTAATCTCTACCACTTCCAGTTCTACGTTTTTCAGAGAATCCGTGTACTCTGGGCTGGAATAATCAGCATTGTACCAAGCAACATCTCGATTTGCAATAATTTTTTCTGCATGTGAACGGGAGTCTGTTGTCCACAGAGGAATGTATGCAAAATTAGATGTGTAGAACATAAAACTGACACTACAACAGAATTCAGCATCACTAGGGTTAGCTGAATAATCAACACCTAAAAACTTACCTGTCTTTACTACTCGAATTGCGTACAATTTCATGTTATTTTACCTCATCAAAAACTTTGTGAAATACACCAGCACTCATCCAATCAATCATACCGGCACCGTAATCTACCAAAACTTTAGCGTATGTAGAATCTAACTGGGTCAGATGTACAATATCACCTTCGTTAATACGAAAAGAAGTTACACCTACTGTTACACCAAAAGAACGGTTTGCTTTGTATTTTACGTTCATGTCATTTCTCCTCATTCGTTTCGATGTGATACATCCTACGCTTATCTATTCCCTATGTCAACAAGAATTTTAGATAAATTCGTAAACGATTCTGCTTGACATGAGATGTGTGTATGTGTAGAGTAGCTGTCTGTCTAAACGTTTAGGAGAAATTTAGATGAATAACAAAATCGAGAAAGGTTGTTTAGCTATTGTTGTGAATAGCGCATGTTCGGAGAACTTAGGTAAGGTGGTAACGGTAGGGGAATTTTTAGGTGATGTTAGTCCAGTTGCAGGGAATGACCAGTGGGTTGTAGATGTCCCTCAAAAGTGTACGAGTGGCCTCACTGTACTTTTCCAAAGAGAAAAGAATCTTTTACGTATTGATTCTTACGACCAAGATGTGTATACTCTTGAGCAGATTGAGCAATTAGAGAAGGAGAAAGTGGAATGAAAACAGTAACAGTTGATGCACAAAATCTGTGGTACATCTTATCTGTATATGAAAGTTTGTTGGATAAAAATAGTCCTTTTGCGTCAGGGGATTTAGCGATTATCCAAAAGATGAAACAACAAATTAGAGATGAGGAGAATAAATGATGGGTGATTTAATAATTATTTGGTTTGCGTTCAATGTAGTTTTTTGTTTATGGTCTGCACATAACTGGTTTACGTGGTTGTTTAATAAAACAAAAACCAAGCCTTCTAATCAAATAGACCGCAATCAACTACTAGAATTAATTGTCTCAGCAAGTTGTTTAGCTCTTTACTTAGTTCATACAGGATACTCACTTTAATGAACAAAGCTCCTGCTGAAGCATTGGAAGAACTAATCATCCTGTCTGGGATGTATCGTGTACAGCTTGGATTAGTGGCTAAGCTTTCAGGAGCTATCTTAGCTGATGATAAGCACAGAGCTAAGAAGTTGTGGAGCGAGATGACAGAGATTAAGAGTTATCTTTGTGACATCTTCACTTGTGATATTGAGGAATATTTGTTTAAATAGGGGGTATTATGGATTGGTACATTAAATTGGTGATAGTTATTGCAGTGGTTTTAACTGTGGTGCTATATTTTATTCCTTGGGAATTACCTTTTGACAGCAACGCTGAAGCTTTCACTCTAAAGATGGTTAAAATGCACTACTACGACGCCTTAGGTTGTAAGATTGATGCGGGATATACCTTTATGGTGAAAGTAGGTCGTAAAGATTTAATTGAAGGTATTGACAATAAATTCTTAGGCGGGTATACTGTTACACAAGAAGCGTTACGAATTAATCGTGAACGTATAGCAGAAAGATTAAATGGAGAATAGCAATGAAATTCAAATGTATTAAAGATTTTTGGATGGAAAGAGAATCAGAGAAATACGGTGATGTTCCTGCTTTCAAGGCTGGTGAAGTTTATGATTTTTACGTTACCTTTTTAGGGGAGTATTACACATCACGAGATAACCACCGAGCTTCGCATTATATGTATAATGACGCTACATTTTATGAATATTTCATTCAAGTGAAGGAATAACACATGCCAGCAACAATTATCGCTGTAGACTTCCGTGGCACACGTAAAGTAGTTGGACATGAGTGTATCCCAAAACGCACAGCTTGGAATTGTGATGTCTGCGGAAAGGAATACATTAATATCGAAGGTGCTGAAGATAACATTCGTCGTATTGACATTGATAAAGATGTTATGTCAGCAACTGGAAAGAAACAGTTGACAACTACTATCAAAGTGTGCGAGAATTGCTGTATTCAGATTGGTAATGTGTTTAAGAAAGGAGAATAATTATGTGTAAATTTAAAGCTGGCGATAAAGTAAGACGAATTGCTGAAAGCACTGCTGAAGTAAAGAAAGGTGGCATCTACACAGTAGTAAAAGAGTTGTATCCTAACTTGTATTTACAAGACATTGTTGCTGCACACGATAGTTTTAACTTTGAACTTGTTGAAGATGTGTTGTGTCCACCATCAGAACAAGAAATTATTACAGCTTGGTTGGATAAGTTGACTTATGTTCTGGCTAAAGATTGTTCAATCAACTCAAGTCTGGATATAAATGAGCATGGTGGTATTTCTATCTTCGGAGATATATCTCAAATCACAGGTTCAGCAGACATCTATCAATACGTAGAGAACACATACGACCAACTGAAGTCACAAGAGATCCAGAAGAAATCACAAAAGCTTCTTGAACAGAAAGAACAGTTAGCTAAGCAATTGGCTGATATTGAAAAAGAATTGGAGAACTTGAAATGAAAAACTTAGCTTATAGCACAGTGTTCTTTTTAATTATGAATGTGATGGTTGCTATTATTATGGCTGTATCGGGGTTCGATTTTACGTTCCCTAATCCAGATATTCCTGAAGTACATGGATATTATATCTGGTATGCTGTTTTTGAAGTGATTACTTGTGTGTTTACTTTAATCTTCGCAGCATCATTGTACGATAAGAAGAACACAAATGATTGATTTCAACAGCTTGCCAGAATTATTACAGAAGTTCTTGACAGAACTAAATAAGCAGTATAAGATTGCTGCCATATCTGTTGTAGATGATGGAGCTTACAAAACTTATCAAATAAGCTGTAAAGGTAAGGTGTTTTACATCTATCATCGTTTAGCTACAGATGAATGGACATGGAAAGGACATACTGGATGCCGCTAAAGAGCAAATACGGCAAGGTGGTGCAGAATGAAGATCAAAGACATAACTAAAGAATGGAAACTCGCTTTATCGTGGGCTGTAGATCCAAACGACTCACCAAACGACTACATGGACTGGAAAGACTACAGTGCATACGGCTACGACTATGTATCAATTGATGGTGTTGTCTACACTTATGGTAAGTGGGGTATTACCGGAATATTTGAAGGGGTTATTGATGACAATTGAACAAAAACGTCAAGAGATTCTTGACATCTTGGAATATTTTGGATTTGAAGTAACTTTTTCTAGTTCTGTTGTTGAACTAAAACATGATGACGGTAAGGAATTTAAGCACTGTCATATTAGTTATGGACATGGCAATAACCACGGAGGTTACTTCTCAATGGTAGAATCTGAGAATATTGGTAATGTATATGACTTCCAGTTATCAGGTATTCGTAGTGATGACTTTGAGAAAGTGAAGGGTGCATTCTGGTTATATTGTAAATTGGTTAAGGAGTATTGTGATTGAGTGCATGGGATGATTGGAAATCATCTCTGAAGAATGGTAAAAACCCTTGTTATGGTTGCCGAAAGAAAGGCAATGATAGATCAGGAAACAACTTTCACTTTTATGGTCAGGGTAAAGGTGGTAGTTGTTTTTCCTGTGGTTTTACTATTTTATCAGATGATGAGAAAGAACGTAGAGGTATCGAAAGTAATGAAGATCAAGAGGAGTATGAAGTGAGTACCAAAGAGCCAATTACAGAAGCAGAACAAGAGCATATTAAAAGTTACACAGGGACTTCAGGTAAGGGTTATCGAGGTCTGCGTGATGAAATTACACATTACTTCAGGGTTCGTTATGAATATGATGAAACAACGGGTGAACCGATTAAGCAATATGTTCCAACAACAAAAGATGGCAAGTTAGTTGGCTATAAGACTCGTAAGTTTCCAAAAGACTTTACAGCACCAATCGGTGTGACAGGTAAGGATTGTGATTTAATTGGTCAATTCCGGTTCAAGGATTCAACAGGTATTCTTTTAATTGTTGGCGGAGAGATTAAACAATTAGCTGCCTATCAAATGTTTGTTGATGATCAGAAACGTAAAGGTAAAACACAGTATGACCCTGTAGCAGTCGTTGCACCCACAATTGGAGAGTCAGGTGCTGCTAAGCAACTGGCAAATCATTACTCTTGGTTATGTCAGTTTAGTAAGATTGTTGTTTGTATGGACTCTGACGATGCAGGGAAAGCAGCCGCAGAGGAGATTTGTAAAGTTCTGCCTAAAGGTAAGGCTTTTGTTATGACAATGCGCTACAAGGATGCTGACGAATACATTAAGTATGGCAAAGAAGAAGACTTCATTAAGGATTTCTGGAAGGCAAGGCAGTATACACCAGATGGTATTCTAAGCAGCGCAGACCTGCCAGATCGGGCAAGAAGTGAAGCAGCAGTAGAAAAGATTCCACTACCGCCTTTCATGCACAGATTACAAGCTTTAATGGCTGGCGGTATTCCTTTAGGACGGATTGTAAATCTGGGGTCAGCCAGCGGCACAGGAAAAAGTACCATTGTTGACGAGATGGTATACTACTGGCTATTTAACAGCCCACACCGGATCGGTATTATTTCTTTAGAATCTGATGCTGGGCAATACTGGATTAAGTTGATGTCTCGACATATAGAGAGAAAGATTGATCTGATTGAGACAGTGGATGAGAAGCTTGATCTCATGTCGCAAGACTGGTATCTTGAAAAAGAACACAATCTGGCTTATGATGATTTTGGTAATACTCGTTTTCATCTAATGGAAGATCGTGATGGCGGGTTAGACAGTTTAAAGCAGTGCATTGAATCTTTAATCATCAGTTGTGATTGTAAGGTGATTATCTTAGATCCGTTGCAGGATATTTTGGATGGTCTTTCTAATGAAGACCAAGCAGTATTCTTACGGTGGATGAAAGGTATGATTAAAACATACGGTGTTACTTTCGTAAACGTAAATCATGTGCGTAAGTCTGGTGGAGGGCAAAAAGCGAACTCTGCTGGTGCAGACCTGCATGAAGAAGACTTCAGTGGAAGTTCGACCATTTTCAAAAGTGGTGCTTGTAATCTTATCTTTACGAGAAACAAAGAAGCAGAGGATGAACTTGAACGTAACACAACAGTTATGAAAATGTCCAAGTGTCGCTGGACAGGACATACAAGTCCGTTTGCTGGTAAGTATTACTATGATAATAAGACACACAAGTTATATGATTATGAAGACTGGTGTGCAAAACAGACTGTGGAGTTTTAAGGAGGCATAATGCAAGGGTGGGTATTTGACTATGAAGCAGACAATCTTTATTTGTTGTCTACAAAGGCGTGGTATGTTCGCTTCAAATCCTTAGATGGAAAGAGAACAGTAGCTATCCACCCTTTCCGGCAAACTAAAGAGGATACTAAATCACAAATCGAGCAGTGGACTAAGAGTTTTCCAGAAGGCTCTTTAGTTGTAGGCCATAATATTCTTGGATATGACTTATGGGTTCAGTGGAAACTTTTTGATGTGGTTCCCAAAGTTGGTAAAGGTGGGTTTGACTGGTTGTGTGGTCACAAAGTTCAGTATGTTGACACATATGTTCTTTCACAGTATCTGAACCCTGATAGTCCATTCCATTCTCTTGAATACCTCTCTAGGGGTTCAGAAGATGAGAAAATGGATTACCGGAACAAACTGATTGAGCTAGGTGTTATGACAGGTAAAGAGGAAAAAGGTTTTGAATTCTCTTTCTGGCACGAACTAATGGCTCAGTACTGTGACGACGATGTGGATGCTACTATTGGCGTGTTTAATCGTTTGTGGGCGAAAGCAGAAACGTTATATGGTAATGAGTGGGTTCACAAGTCATTTCGCCAGCTTCAGAAAGATTACTGGCTTTACAGCGCACAGGCATATACTGGGGCACCATTCAACATGGAAAAAGCCAAAGCACTTATCGCCAAGTGCGAAGATGAGATGAGTAAACTGAAAGCTGAAGTTGAGCCGCATTTACCACCTCGCCCATTAAAGGCAGCAGAAGAATCTTTTTATAGAATCCCTGCTAAACCTTATAAGAAAGACGGCACATTTAGCGCCACATTTGAAAAGTGGTTAGAGAGGCATAGTGCGACTTTCGAGGACGGTAAAATCAAAGCGTACGGTTTTGAGGTTGAGCTTAAAGCTGGTGAAATTCTGCCAGTTAAACTCCCTTTAGAGATTGATGATAATATGGAGCTAAAGCAGTATTTCCTTGATTCTGGATGGAAACCACATGATGATTTCTGGAACTTCAAGAAAGGCCCAGATGGGAAACCGATTCGTGAAAATGGCAAGTATGTAAAAACTACACCCAAGATTGCACACCAAGGTAAGATATGCCCTAACCTTGCTAAGATTGATGGTGAGATACCTAAAAAGGTTGTTAAGTTTTTATCATATAGGAATCGACTAGGTGTAGTGACAGGTTGGGTAAATAACTGGCGTATGGAATTTGATCAACGACTGAGTGCAGAGATTAGTGGGTACACACCTACATTCAGGGTTAAACATAAAACCCTAACTAACTGCCCTAAAGCTTCTCCAGACGTTTTGCTTGGTGAAGAAATGCGCGATTTGTTTTATGCACCAGAAGGTTATTGGTATATTGGAACAGATGCTGCTGCGCTAGAAAACAGAACAGTGGCAAGTTATACAACAAAATACGATAACGGTAAGTTTGCTGACCTTGTGTTGAATGGTGACTCGCACAGCTTCAACGCTTTTGCATTCTTTCCTCATTTGCACGACAGGTTTGATATTAACGATCAAACACTCAAGGATAACCCTGACTTTAAACCGTTCAGGAATAAAGCCAAAACTGGTGCTTACCTTTTAGCATATGGTGGTGGTGTAGCTAAACTGGCAAGTAGTCTTGGCTTGAGTAAGGTAGAGGCACAGTCTTCTTACGATAACTACTGGAACATGAATGAGGGGCTTGGAAAGCTGAAACAGAATATTGAAAAGTATTTTGACACCAAAGGGCAAAAGAAGTATATCCCTGCTTGGGATGGCCGTATGCTTTGTGCAAGGGGTAAGAATATTTTGATCAATCTTGCAGGCCAGTCTTGTGGAGCTGTTGCCATGTCTTTAGCTGCTTGCTTAATGGATGCAAAACTTGGAGATTTATTGTTGGATGAGTTAGGCAGACCTTACTACCTCTATAAAGGTAAAAAAGTCTTTAGAATCAGTCTAGTGCATGACGAATACTCTTGGCTTGTTGAAGACGGTATTAACGAAGAAGTTCGCTCAATGTCTGTTGATTGTATAGTAAAGGCTGGGGAATTTCTAAAACTACCACTTCCGCTCGACGGTGAGGGAAAAATGAGTTTTGAAGGTAGCTGGAAAGATGTTCATTAATAGGAGTATGTAAATGAGTGTTCCAGAAGATTTAGTAGAAAATGATGAAGTATTCCTTCCCATAGAAGGTACGCTAGAAAATTACTTTGTCAGTAATAAAGGTAGAGTGTATGTAGTAAGTATGCGTAGATTTGCTACAATACTTGACAACGGAGCAGGGTATAAGAATTGCTGTGTTTATGTAAAAGGGCGCAGAGGTTTAAATTCATGCCGATACATTCACAGGCTTGTTGCAGAGCATTTTATACCTAATCCAGACAATAAAAAGTTTGTTAACCACATCGATCACGACAAGTCTAACAACTGTGTAGAGAATTTAGAGTGGGTGACGGCAAAAGAGAATACAGCACATGGTATTATCAATGGCAGGATCAATGCTAAGAAAAGAGGAAGGACTAATCAGCTTACAGATACGCAAAGATGTAGGTCTGTTGTAATGAGGAAGACTGGCTACGGGGTTAATGAGATAGCTCAAAGTTTCAAGCTACCAAGAACTACAATATCTTCTGTATTTAATGGTAGAAGTAATGCAGAACTGGTTGACTTCATGCAAGAGTTGTGCGAGGATGTTACTGCTGGACAGTTAGAAATGTCTTTAAGGCTCGACAAAATTAAAAATTCTTCACAAGAAGATGTTGACACAACAGAATAACGTGCTATAATTTCTGCACGTTTAACAAAGGAGAGAAACGATGATTAAGTCATACAAGCGCGGGGACATCTTGTTTTGCCCTTTCTGTGGAAAACATCCAGCAGGTGAGCCTTTACCGGTGGAAGATTTTGTAGTACCGAATTCCGACGTTGGTGAAGTACATGAAGAAGAATGTTATGAGTGTTATGGTTGGTTTAGTGTCGAAGTTGGTAAAGATGACAACTTTGGTGTTTATGATGAAATTGCTTAGTTAAAGGAGAGAAATGGAATGCGTAAGCAAAAAGGTAATGTTGAATTGGTGTTGACTTTGTTTGTATTGCTGATTATTGTGTTTGGTAGTTGGATCGTAAAAGAATATAAGTGTGCCAACTATGAAGATATGACGGGTATGCAAACCAAGTATAAAATCTTTGATGGTTGTTATGTGAAGACAGATAAGGGTTGGTTTTTACGTGAACAGCTTCGTGACATTTCAGTAGGTAATTAAGGAGAAAACAATGCAAGATTTACAACAATTTGAATTAACACAACAGCTTATCTATATCGAGAATTTTTATGATGATTTGAGTAATAATCGCTTTGCGAATGCTCCAGATTATCAGAAGAAACGTAAAAATATTGAAAAGACAATCAGTGGTCGTAGTAAGATTTATGCTCTGCTGAGTCGCTACGATGTAGCTGGTAAGAATTAACGCAGAACATTATCAAATACGAGAGTATTTTAGTGAAAGAAACAGAGTATACACTAGGCTTAGCTTTAAACACTTTTACCTACGACTCAGACGAAGGTTTCTTATATCGTGACGGTAAGTTATGCGGTGGTAATTGTAAAGAAGGTAAGACGGTTGGATTAGGTGGTAAAAGGTATGAGTATCACAGGGTGTGTTTTGCGCTGTATTACAAAAGATGGCCTTTACCTGATTGTGTGATTGACCACATAAATAGAAACCCTAGAGACAACATGATTTCAAATCTCAGGGAAGTTACTAAATCTGTGAATGGTCGAAACACAAAACCTTATTCTAACAATAAAAACATCGGCATTGCCGGAATAACTTTTGACAAAAGCTGTGGTTACTTTAGAGTGCGTTGCGGTAAACACTATATAGGTATAACTAAAGATTTTTTCGAAGCTTGCTGTATGCGAAAATCTTTTGAAGTAAGATCTGGAGATTTTACCAACAACCATTTCAAAGCTACGTAGCCTTACACGAATTCTACGAAAGTAGAATCACGCTTCAATATGAAGCATTAAACATAACGCGAATACTCGAATTTAATATGAAAGAGGAAATTAAATATGGCTTTTAAACCAGCAAATAGTAATCAACAAGCAACACCAATGAATCCTAACATTCCCAAAGTGAATTGGAATGAACTGAACAAAGGTGTTAAAGGTGGTAGTCGTCCAGCACGAGTGTCATTGATTGTTGACTTAGGTACACAAGAACGTGAACCGTCCACTAAGGATTACAATCCTAATGATCCTAAGCAAGTGGAATCACTTGGTAAAGGTAGTTGGGTGGAGAACGTAGGCGGTAAAGATATTCTACATACACCACGTAAACCTGTTCAACAAGTAGCGGTCTTAGCTGACCTGCTGAATGATGTGGTAGATTATGGCGGTGCTATTGGTAAACAACCATATCGTCTGCTGTTAAATCCATCATTCAAAGGTGATGTAAAAGGTGTTGACTTAGCTGGTTGTTACAGCTATGATGAAAGTGGTAAGCGTTTGGAAGATAAACCATTTACATTCCATGCTCAATCTCTGTTGACTAAGCTGTCAAAAGCTACGCAGACATTGGCTGTAATTGACGGTGGTCCTGATAACATGGATGTGTCGTTGTTAGCCGGTAAAGCATTCATGGCTCAGGTTGCTGTGAATACGTCTGGTGAGAACACATACGTTAATTACAAAGGTTGTTCTGAAGTACCTCTGATTGAAGATGAAGAAGGTAATGAAGCTCCTTTAAAAGTAAAACCACTGTCCAATGAAGCACGTATCATTACATTTGATACTGTTACAGAAGAAGATGTGAAGTGGTTACGTGGTGATTTAGTGAAGAAGATTAAGCAAGCATTAAACTACCAAGGTAGCAAGATGCAAGCTGTTCTGGAGAATGCTTCGCCAAACGCAACAGGAAGCTCTGCGAGCGCTTCTGGAGGTGAAGCTAAGCCATCGCAAGGCTCAGGTAAGAAAGCCGCTCAGAATGTTCCTGTTAGCGGCAATGATGACTTCGACTCAGACATCCCGTTCTGATGTAAATGTTGTACGGGCTGTGTAACAGCAGCCCTTGTTTTAAAGGAGAGAATATGATTCACGTATTTTTATTCTTGTTGAGTATTGTTGGTGCTTTCTTGTTGTGGCATTTCGGCCCTGTTGTATGGAAAGCATTTAACTCGACAATGAAAGACGCCGACAAAATTGAAGACATTTTAGATAACAAACAAGAGGGGAATAATAATGAGTAGTTTAGCGCAACAAATTAAATACGGTTTAACGGCAATTGGTGTTGTAGCTGTTCTGACAATCGGTAGTTGTTCTGTTTCAGTGAATGACGGTGGCTACCGTACAGTGGTTCAATACCCTAACGGTACGATGTCTGTGAAGTTTGAAGAAGGTTGGTATATGGCTCCTTTCGCTAAGGAAACCAAATATCCTAACGTTATTTCAAATGATTTAGAGAATGGTATTAACGTTCGTTATCAGGATGGCGGCAAAGGCACCGTTGACGGTACAGTTCGTGCTCAGCTTCCTAATGACGAAGCTTCTATGTTAAAATTACATCGGGAGTTTTTATCACCAGAAGGTTTGGAAGCTAAGTTATTTGTACCAGAGATCAAGCAAGCACTTAACCAAACGGCGGGGTTATTGACTTCGGAAGAAGCATATGCTGAGAAGCGCAGCAATATCGCTGAATGGGCAGAAGCAATCATGGAGAATGGTCGTTTTGTAACTAAAGTGACCCCTCGTGAAATTGTGATGACTGATGGCACAAAACAACGTAAAAATGTACCTGAGATTGTCATTGGCAAAGATGGTCAACCAATTCATCAAGGCAGTCCTTTCCGTGAATATGGTCTGAAAGTAAGTGGTTTCCAAGTAACAAATATCGACTTTGAAGCTGCTACACAGAAACAAATTGATGCTAAACGTGATGCAGAGATGGGTTCTATTACTGCTCGTGCCAACGCTGACCGCGCTTTGTGGGAAAAGAAAGAAGTTGAAGCTAAAGGTGAGAAAGAAGTAGCTGCTCGTCGTTATGAGGAACTTCAAATTAAAGAGCGCGCATTGATTGTCGCTGCTCGTGAAAAAGAAGTAGCAGTTATTGCAGCAGAGAAACAGAAGGAAGTTAACCAGCAGGCCCTGTTAGCAGCAGAGATTGACGTTAAAACTGCTCAGCAACAAGCACAAGCTACTCGTACTCGCGCCGAAGCAGAAGCGAAGGCTAAAGAACTGATTATGAATGCTGATGGTGCGTTGGATAAGAAATTGGCTACTGTTGAGAAAGTTAACGCTTTATGGGCTGATGCTTATCAACGTCGTCAAGTACAGGATGTTCCTAGTATTATGTTAGGTGGTTCTAACGGCGCAACATCTGGGTCAGCAGCGGCTTCTAATTTCATGCAAATGATGGAAGCAAAAGTGGCTAAAGATTTAGCTGTAGATTTAAAAGTTAAATAATAGGAGAATAAACAATGTCATTACCAAGTTCAAAAGAAGCCCGTGAAATCGTTCTGAAACGTATCAATGAATCTGTTCAACTGAAACGTGAGCAGGATGGAATCAAGGAAGACTTAAAAGCATTAGCTGAAGCATGTAAAGAACAATATGATATGAAGCCAGCAGAGTTTAATGCTCTTGTAAAAGCTGCATATGACAAAGCAAAGGTGGAAGAACAGATTGAAAGCTTACAGACCAGCCTGTCTGAGCTTGAAATCTTAACGAAGTAACAATCAAATTAATACATGGGCTGGGAGCAGAGATGTTCGCCAGCCTTTTGTTTATGTGTAAGAGGAGAGAATTTATGGGTATTGATATTGAAAGTAAGTTAATGTTAGTTCCACGAAGTCAAGGAGCTTTACATGAAGCAGTTAGAGCTAAAGCTGATGAAGAATTCGATGGAGACTTCCATACAGCTTTAGAAGAACTTGGTCTGGATTACGCCAGTCCTTGGTTTGATGCAGACATTGAAGATTTGCATATTGGTGTTGAGTTACCTGTGGCGATATATCCTGATTTAATTGATTTAGAATCTAATTGGTGGGGTACGTTTTTCGCAGCACAAACATTAATTGGGAACATTCTCGGAGAAGAAATTCCAGACACTAAATTAGATAGCTTTCAACACGTTTGGTAATGGGAGGAGAAGATGAGTAATAAAAAGACAATCGGTGTAATAGTGAGTGGTGGTTACGGTGCAGGCTGGTCTACTTGGGGTTGTCCAGAAATGGCTTTAGACCAAGAACTTGCTCAAGCAATTCATAATGAACTCCCTTACGAAGAAATAGAACAAATAGCTAAACGTAATTGGCCTAATGAGTACATGGGTGGGCTACATCAATGTCATGTAGAATGGTTAGACGAAGGCACTTTGTTTCGTATTGAAGAATATGATGGTTCTGAATCACTTCATTTTCCAGATCATTATCAGTGGCAGGTAGCTAAATGAGTAAAGAACAATTAGACCTACTGCACTATATGAACAAAGTGCATCAATTAGAACAATTGTTAGAACAATCAGAGAAAGAGAATAAGCGACTCAAACGTATTCTTGCTGAATTGAGTTTTACAGCTAAAGGGTTTCTTAGTAAATTGGAGAGGATTTAGATGTCAATAGTTTTTATTGTAGAATTAACATCAGTGCATGGATCACCTTTTAATTTTGTAGATGAGATCTGGTTACGTAGGTTGAATTTCGAAGGTTATGAAGTTACTGTACTATTGAACTACTTAGATTATAAGTTACTCGGTACTCACCCTAAAAACCCTAACCAGACGGACTATTGGAAGAACTCACCTTATGTTGGTTTCTGTGTACAAGGCATTAGATTCAAGTTTGAAAATAATGTGGGTTATCCAGAAATTGAAAATGGTAATTTTAAGTTAGAGGTGAAATATTAATGGATAGACAGTTTCAACACAATGAAGTTTTGCTGATCCTAGACTCAGATGAAATAGCATACCAAGTGGCGGCTGCGTGTGAGCAACGGGGTGTAGTAGCAACGAATACTACGAATGAGGCACAAGCAAACTTCAAACACAAAACAGCATTCAAGGATTTTACAGCAGGTTTGGAAATTCCAGAAGGTCATTTTGTTCTGGAAGAAACACAGATTGCTGAAGACCCTAAGAATGCTTTCGCTACGGTGAAGGCTAAGATTAATAATTTGAAATCTAAGTTTAATACAGAGCGAGTGGAATTATATTTTAGCGGGAAAGACAACTTCCGTTTAAATATTCCATTACCTGAACAATACAAGGCAACAAGAC